GCTTTGCCAACGAGCAGCCAGAATTACCAGCCATGACCCCACCCGGAGTTTAATATATGACACAAGCGCAAAACGTAGCGGAACTAAGTTCGGACATTAACTCTTCTGGAGTACTGCAGGTACTTGGTGGCGGTACTGGGGCTACTAGCGCAACTGCTTATGCTGTTCAATGTGGGGGAACAACTTCTACTGCGGCGCACCAATCCGTTGCCTCTGTTGGTACTACCGGGCAGGTTTTAACTTCTAACGGAGCAGGGGCTTTACCTACATTTCAAACTGCAGCAGCATTTGCAACTGGTACGGTTATGTTATTTGCTCAGACCTCAGCTCCTACAGGGTGGACTAAAAATACTACTACGGGTGATAACTCAGCATTGCGGGTTACAACTGGTGCAGCAAGTACAGGCGGATCAGTAGCGTTTACAACCGCATTTGCAAGCCAAGCGGTATCAGGGTCAATTGCTAACCAAACGGCAACAAATCAGGCTTTTACACCTGCTGGTTCAGTAAGCATTTCATCAGTGGCTGGTAGTGCTGGTGCTACAACGCTTTCAACACCACAGATTCCATCGCATAATCATAGTGTAACCGCTAATTACAAGTATTTTGGAGGCGGTCCTACTGCGTGGGTAAAGGGGTATGGCGCTGGCACGCTTACATTAGGTACAAGTTACACGGGCGGCAGTGGAAGCCATACTCACCCATTTAGTTTTTCAAGTGGTTCTGGTTCATTTACCGGTACTTCTGCTACAGTTACACAAAACGCTCATAATCACACTTTTACTGGCACTGCAATTAACCTTGCCGTTCAATATATTGATGTTATTCGTGCTTCAAAGGATTAATAATGGGGACAATTAAAAACGGCACATTTTGCCCGCTAATTAAAAAAGACTGTGTGGGCCTTACCTGTGCGTGGTATACCCGTGTGCAGGGGTACGATGTGAATACTGGGAACCAAGTAGATAGTTATGAGTGTGCAATATCGTGGCTACCTATGTTACTTATTGAGAACTCAGGGCAGCAAAGACAAACTGGGTCTGCCGTTGAATCTTTTAGAAATGAAATGGTAAAATCAAACGAAAAAGCTCAGCAACTTTTACTGGCAACCGCAAGCATTACACAGGTGCAAAACGAAAATCAACCAAAATTAATTGGGAGCATTGAGCAATGAGATTAACTATTATTCCTATTGGTGGATCTGTTGGTGAAGATGGTGTTTTTTATAATGATCTTAATTTAAGTTCTTGCGGTATCCCCGCAGATGTCCATGCGCTTCAATGGAAAGATACTGCTGGTTGGATTGAGTACAACTCACCTTTAACCGAAAACGAGCCTATAACTCAATTACCGGCATGGGCAAACTGTTGCATGATAAAATGGACTGAGAAAAATACCCCTGTTCCGCCATCACCCCCAACAGCAGAACAAAATAAAGCAACTGCTGTTTCTAAATTACAAGCGACAGATTGGGCTACTATTCCAGATGTAGCTGACCCCACAAAAAGCAACCCCTATTTAGCTAATTCACAAGATTTTGTTGTATACCGTAATTTAGTGCGTCAATATGCAATTAATCCTGTAGCTGGAAATATTAGCTGGCCCACATTACCCCAAGAAGTTTGGACAACTGTTTAAGGAATATAAATGTCACATCCAGAAGTAAAATTAGGTAGCGTTGCAAATTTGTTTTCTCGCCAAATGCATTTTAAAAATGTGGGCGATGTAGAACATGGTCATACTCATCAATTTGACCATTTAACTCTTTTAGCTTCTGGACGTTTACAAGTAACTGTTGACGGGCACGTATCTGAGTTTACTGCGCCGCATATGATTTATATTAAAAAAGATAAAATGCACGAACTTGTAGCTTTAGAACCAAATACTGTTGCATATTGCATTCATGCACTGCGTGTAGGTAATGAAGTTGACGATATTTTAGACCCTTCTATGGTTCCAGAGGGTGTTCCTATGCCAAATGATTCTTTGTTATGCAACTTGAACTAATCCAAAATAATTATGTACTTATTCCTGAGTTTATATCTCAGGATGAGTCTATTAGTTTAGCTGGGCAATTTCAAGAATACTGCAAAAAATTTAATTCAAAATTTATATCCGACCCTTCTTTGCACGTTGGTTCAGCAGTAAATTGGCCGACTTTCATTAAACTTTTGGTTGCAAAAATACCAGAAGTATCAAACATTGTTGGAGAGTCAGTATTACCTACTTACACTTATGCAAGATGGCAAACTACTGGGCATGAATTGCCAAAGCATAGAGATAGACCTGCTTGTGAAATAAGTTTATCTGTAAATTTAAAGAAAGATGCAAATTGGGATTTTTGGATTCAAAAACCAAATGGTGAAGAAGTTAATATTAATTTAAATTCTGGTGATGCAATTCTTTACCTTGGTTGTCAAGCCGACCATTGGCGTAATAAATTTGAAGGCACAGAACACGTTCAATTGTTTTTACATTATGTGAGAGCAGACGGGCCTAAAGCGTGGGCATTTTTTGATGATAGAAAACAACAAGAGCCAACTCCGCCATCAACAGATTTACCAATAACTATATTATGAAAAATATTAATGACTATATAGTTACGTTTGATGGAGTTATTACTGACGCTTTATGCGATGCTATTTTAAAAGAATTTAGCGATGAAACCGAATGGCAAAAAACAGTTATTGGGGGAGGGCGTGTTGACGATAAAATTAGAAATGCCGAAACAATAGTAATATCTTATCCCCATGTTATAGAAAAAAACTCTAAAATTCGTGCAAAAATTGATAAATATATATTTGCTTCAGCAGGACTGGCAATTAAAAAATATAACGAAAAGTTTTTATTTTGTAAAATTGAAGAAGATTCAGGGTATGAATTACTTAGATATAAAGAAGGTCAGTTTTATACGCAACACATAGATTCTTTTAAAGGCAGACCCCGTGCAGTATCGTGTTCTTTTATATTAAACAATGATTATGAAGGTGGCGAGTTTGCTTTTTTTAACCAAGAACTAAAATACAAACCTAAAAAAGGGTCTTGCATTATGTTTCCCTCTAATTTTATGTACCCGCATGAAATAATGCCTGTAACAAGCGGCACACGGTATTCAATTATTACTTGGTTTATATAAAGGTAAGCTAATGTTTGGAATCTCGTCCTTTGCTCAAGTACCGTTTGTTTCACTAGCGGGCGCAGCCTTTATCGCTACAATGGACGAAAACATTGGCATAGATGATGCTAGCAGTCAGACTGGGGCATTCCTACAAAGCATAGCCGAAAACATTACAGTAAACGATTTTCCATTAACAACAGGTGACTTTATTGCGTTTCAGTACGAAAACTTTGGTGTTGACGATTTTAGTACCCAGCAATCGGCATTTTTGCAGTTTATAACGGAAGACTTTAACCCAAATGATTTTGCCGAAATAGCCGCCCAATTTGCTGCACTGCAAACAGAAAACGTTGGTATAGACGATTCTAGTGTCCAGTATTTTGCCGCTTTAGAAGACCGTGATGAACCATTTATTATGGGTGATTTTAGTAGCCAGCAATCCAGTTACCTGCAAAGCATAGCAGAAAACAGTAGTCTTACTAGCATAGAAAACATTACAGCGCAGTTCCAAAACGCTATTACAGAGCCAATTACTATGGGTGACGCTCAAAATATAGCCGCTCAGTTTACCGTTAATATTACTGAAAATACGACAGTGGCGGATTTAATATCTATTATTCAGATATTTTTTGCGTCTATTACCGAAAACTTTACTGTTGATAACGCTCAAACCATCGCTGCTCAGTTTGCCCAGACTATTGTAGAAAACACCAATTTAGCCGATTTTACTGCAGTTACAGCCCAATTTTCCGCAGCTATTACCGAATCATTTACTTTGTTGGACTCGCAAATTATACGTGGTTGGGTTAAAATTAACGATGATCAAACCGTAAACTGGCAACTTATAAACAATGCACAGGGCGTTACTTGGTCTAGTATTAACAACAGCCAAACTGTAACTTGGGCAGCGGCAAATAATAGCAACACCATAACTTGGACAAATATTGGGGACGACCAAACCCCTAATTGGGTAGTAATTGATAATTCTCAAGCATAGGACATAAAACATGGCATCTACTTACTCACCATCGCTACGGCTAGAGCTTATCGGGGACGGAGATCAGTCTGGTATTTGGGGTCAAACTACCAATAACAACATAGGCGCTTTGTTAGAACAAGCTGTGGCTGGGCTTATTACCATAACTATGGTTGATGCTAACTATACCCTGTCTAACTTCAATGGCGTGGTAGATGAGGCTAGAAATCAGGTTTTAGTGGTTAGCGGCACAAATACTGCAGCACGCAATGTAATTGCCCCGTTAACTGAAAAAACCTACATTGTTAAAAACAGCACTACAGGCGGCTTCTCTATTCAAATTATTGGGGCTAGTGGTTTAGGCGTAACTATCCCTAATGGAATAACAACCCTTGTTTATTGTGACGGAACAAATTTTTACCAAGCGGTAAGTTCTGCATTCTCAACAACAAACTTTACAGTCCAGCAATCTGGAAGCTCCTTAGTATTTCAATATAATGGAACAACCATAGCAACGCTAAGCTCTACAGGCGCATTTAACGCTGTTACATTAACAGCAGGTTAATTAAGGAACAAACATGGCAATTACAACAAGCGCAACAACCCTAACGTTTAACAACGGATCTACCCAAACAGTAGCGCCAGTTAATACAAATGCTAATGTAGTGTCTGCTACAGCCGTTGCGGGTACGGGCATTTCTGTCACTGCAATAACTACTACAGGTACTGCCACACATACAATTACAAACACTGGAGTTACTTCTGTTGTTGCCGGTACAGGCATTTCAGTATCAGGAGCAACAGGTGCGGTTACAGTTTCAGCAACAGGCGGTGTTACATCACTTAACGGACAAACTGGAGATATTACTAACACCACTTATGGTGCAATTGGTAGTTACATACTTGGCAGAGCCGCAAATGCTACAAACTATCCAATAAATAGCACACTAGCTGGATCATCTTTATTTCAAACTTGTGCAAATGCTGTTTGGGAAGGCGGTGATTTTGTACTTATAGGTATTGGTACGCCAACAACTGCATTTTCTGCCGTTGGAAGCGGTACATGGCGATGTGTTTCAGGTGCGGTAAGCACAAGTGATGGATGGGGAACTACTGGACTTTGGGTTCGGATTAGTTAAAAGGAAAATAATATGAATTACACACAAGTAAAAAACCCAGTATGGGCAAACGCAGAACACACGGCTATTAATTGTGAAGTTAATTTTGATAATTTAAATAAAGAATTTGTACTTTTTACTGCGGTTGCAAGCGGTGATTATCCGCATACACACGAAATCTATGCTAGATGTGTAGCTGGTGATTTTGGGGCAATTGTTGAATATACTGCTCCAATAAGCAATTCTGTTCCAGCATCTTCTACACCCCGCTAACTACAACCTATTACAACAATTCAACAAGCATGACAAAAGGAAAGCTATGTTTTTAATTACATGGGTGTTTGACAGATTAGGTTATATGCCTAAGATTGATATGCAGGTTGGCAAGATTAACTTTGAACCAAAAATTCCAGACTTAGAAGAACCTAAACCACGAGTAAGAAAGACACGGGCTTTACCATCTAAAGCTACTGTTGCTAAAACTACTATTAGAACTGCTCGTGCAAAGAAGGCGAAATAAAGTGAACCATGGTGGATCCTTATGGCATATCCGAAGGAGTAAAGGCTCTTAGTGGAAGTCTTGATGCAAGTCGGGAGGCTGCCAAAGGGCTATCTAAAAG